CGGGCCTCTCTACCCCGGTAGGGGTTCCTCAACTTTACCTACAGGTACATCCATATGGAGAATCCTATTGAACTGAAAATCCGCGGTTTAGCCGCTGATGACAAGGTCGTAAGGGGCCTACTGTTGTCTACTCTCTCGGCAATTATGTCGGCGATGAAGCAGAACAGTTCCCGTCCTCTTGATTTTCTCCTAAGAGAAAGACTCAAGGAAAGATCAGATCGACGTTTGTTGAACGTGATGCTAAATCAGCTTGCTACTCAATTTGCCAGAGATCCTCCTAGTGAGGTCCCTGCAAATCGAGTTCGGTCTGGGCGCAAGCCTAAGACCCCTTTGTCACCACCAGCTTACGAGGTCAGTCCAACTGAGGATGAATTGGTATCCATTCCTAATTCGCCTGTGGGCAGGTCTGAGGAAAGTCTATCTTCCCTTCATGGCAGGTCACGAATAGCACGCCTCTTCGAATCGCGACTCAAGTAGTCGGATCGATTGCGTCTAACGGACCATGTTCCGTTGGGATGGTCCTCGTGAGAGGTACACGCTGCCCTATTACACTGAGAGGTGCCTATATGGCCTACCTAACCCAGGTAGAACAGCATTCCTTGGAAGAGATATTTTGCCTTTCAGGGTTATCTGCCAAACAAGCCTGTGCCTTGGTTAACACCTTGGTGCACTGGGAATCCCATCACGGGATTTTCTGGCTTGTCAACAGACTAAAAGGTCTGGTTTCGGGTTTCTTGACGGGCTCCCTTGTGGGGTTCCGCCTCCACCCTGATGGAACCTTGTATGGTTCCCTTCGACCAGTATCTCAGCTCTGGAATAAGGGTCGCCGACACAAAATACTTGCATTGCGGATCCTTAAGGTCTACGGTAGGTGGGAAGCGCAAGCCCCCACCCCCGATGACTATCGGACCTACATTGCCGGTATCGGCACCCCCGTGGGACGTCCCCCTGACTCCGTTTCTGTCCATCCGGACGATCGGGCAACAGGGATCCGCCTATCCCATGCGGCAAAGTTTAATCTAGCTTTTCCGTCCTCATCAAACAAGCGCTCCCCCTTCAGTGGGATGCTGGAATCAGAGATGATACCAGCGGAGCACTTTGATCAGGCGAACCGGTCTGCCCCAAACTTGGTAGCAAAATTCAAAAGCCTCTTCAGTGAGGTATACCAAGCACCAGGGTTTGACTATGTGGATGTGTTTGAGCAATCTTATGCTCCCACATATGATCAGGTGGTAGGTAAGTTGGTCGGGCTAACGAAGGACCGGGGCCTCAAGCTCCGGTACATAGCGAACCCTTTACGACTTTTCCAAGTCACCTTATCACGGTTGCAAACTGCCTGTGCCTTGTTTCTGGCACAGTGCCCTGAGTGTGCAGTCTTTCGGCAAATGGAAGGTCTAGAGTGGGCCCAATCCATCCTTAAACAAGGTGGCCTAATCTCCTCAATTGACCTAACATCCGCCACTGACAATTTCCCGCTGGAAACCCAAGTAAAGCTACTCCGAAGGCTGTTCCCTCGCCTCCGTGTAGATATATCACTTTGGGAAGAAATATCCTTATCCAGTTGGGAAACCCCTGCTGGTCCCGCACGCTACGCGCGCGGTCAACCCATGGGTTTAGCACCCTCATTTGCGGCATTTACGCTCACCCATATCCTCCTCCTCCGATCCCTCGGAGGAACTGAGACAAATATGAGAATATTGGGAGATGATGTCATTATCTCCTGTCCCACTCTTGAAAAGAAGTATCTAGAGTGGTTAGAGCGTAACGCAGTTCCTGTCTCAAAGTCCAAGTCGCTTGAGCGCGACTCCAAATGTGAGTTTGCCGGAAGAATCAC